CTTGAAGACACGCTGGAGAAGATTCAGGACGAGCAGGAAGCGACGCTACTGAAAGTGGCTGAGGCTTTGATGCCGGAGGTCGCTGGCGGCATGAGGGAGGCTGATTTGATTGAAGAGTCAAAGAAAATTCTTGCCAGTGCGCCGAAGTTCGCAAAGTTCTTAGAGAGCAAGGGTGTGCCGGTACCGATGAAAGAATCGCCGTCTAACCCTGAGAAGCAGATTCCCGCACTTGCCAAGACCGACGAAGACTTTCTTGCCCTGCAGGAGCATGAGGACATTGAGGTGGCTGCCGCTGCCAGTGCCCGGCTTGGTGTGAAGAGTACGATCCTTGCGTCTCGCATTCAGCAGTTCCTTGCTTGTGGTCGCGCCGTAGGTGGCTACCTGCCGATTGCCCTTAACTATTACGGTGCAGATAACACCGGACGTTGGTCGGGCACCATGAAGATGAATCAGCAGAATCTTCCACGCGTGAACCCCAAGAGCCCTAAGCCTTCTGATGCACTGCGCAAGTGTATGCGCGCACCTAGAGGTAAGCGTGTGGTGGTCGCTGACTTGTCTGGCATTGAGCTCCGGGTTAACCATTTCCTGTGGAAAGAGCCCGCCAGCATGGCGCTGTACCAGCAAGACCCGCACAAGGCTGATCTGTATAAAGACTTCGCCGCTAAGCTATATAAGAAAGATTGGGACGATGTGACAAAGGCTGAGAGGCAGGTTGGCAAGGTAGCGCATTTGGGGCTTGGCTTTGGTGCTGGTGCTGGCGCGTTCCAGAAAGTTGCCCGACTAATGGGTGGTGTCGATCTCAGCCTTGAGGAGTCAGAAGAGATCGTTGCAAAGTGGCGAAACGAATACGGGCGCATAGCATCCGGCTGGCGCACCTGCCACGACGCGCTTTCTCACATTTACTATAAGCACTATGGCGTTGGCATCGACCCGTGGGGTCTGTGCAAGACAGCTGAAGGTGGGATCAAAACACCACTTGGCATGATCCGCTACCCCGATCTGCGTGAAGAAACCAACGAGGAAACTGGGCGCTCGGAGTGGGTGTACGGCCACGGGCGAAAGAAGGCGCGGATATACGCGGGAAAAGTGACGGAAAACATTGTCCAGCACCTCGCCCGAGAGGGGCTGTCTGACATGATGCTGAAAATTCAGAAGCGTTACCCGATTGCCCACACCGTGCATGACGAAGTGATACTGGTGGTCGATGAGGCTGAGGCTGAAGAAGCGCTTGAGTTCATGCAGAACATCATGTGCGCGGGTGTGGATTGGTGGCCGGAGCTGATAACATCGTCAGAAGGCGATATTGCCAGCGACTACGGCTCCGCAAAATGATGAGAAAGGCTTGGAGTTTCAGCGCGCTAAAGACTTTTGAGACTTGCCCGCGCAAGTATCACGCCGAAAAGGTCGAAAAGCTCTATCCGTTTGAAGAGACAGAGCAGACTATCTATGGCAAGAAAGTTCATCTAGCCGCTGAGAAGTACATCAGGGATGGTGAACCATTGCCTAAAGGCATGGAGCAGTTTAAGCCTGCGCTGGACGCCCTGAACAACATCCCCGGCGACAAGCACTGCGAGTTGGAAATGGCACTTACCGCAGATCGCAAGCTGACTGACTTTAAGGCTAAGGATGTTTGGGTGCGTGGCATCGCTGATCTTGTAATTGTTAACGGGGATAAAGCGCGAGTGGTGGACTACAAGACTGGTTCCGCCAAGTACCCGGACAAGAAGCAGCTTGAGCTGATGGCGCTGATGGTGTTCGAGTATTTCCCCGAGGTGACGCAGGTTAAGGCGGCGCTTGCTTTCCTCCTGCACGACGTGGTCGTCAAGGGCAAGTATAATCGTGAGGAAGCAGACAAGCTCTGGCAGCGGTGGGATCAGCGAACGGCGATCCTTGATGCAGCTTTTGAGAACGATAACTGGCCGCCTAACCCCAATGGCCTTTGCCGCAAGTGGTGCCCGGTTGTGACGTGTGAGTTTAACGGGAGGACGTGAAGTGCCTAGAAATCCTCGGGACTACAGCAAAGAGCGCAAGTACGACAGCAAGCCTGAAGTCAAAGCACGCCGGGCCGCGCGTAACCGTGCCCGCTACAAGTTGATGAAGGAAGGCAAGGTGCGTAAGGGCGACGGCAAGGATGTTGACCACAAGAAGCCGCTCAGTAAGGGCGGCAGCACCACAAAGCGCAGCAACATGCGCGTGTCGTCAGCCAAGAAGAACCGATCTTACCCCCGCACCAAGTCCGCCCGGATGAAGTAAGTTTCTGATCGGGGGTCGTCTAACGGTAGGACAGCAGACTTTGGGCGTACTTATGGATGAAAAACAATGTGGCAAGTGCAAAGAGACAAAAGCGCTAGACGAGTTTAATAAGAAAAACTATGGTACTTTTACTTCGTACTGAAAAGAATGTAATAAAGAGTATCAAAAACTGTATTAAAGAAAAAACAAAGAGAGGTTTTATTACAAAAACAAAAACAGAAAGCAAAAGATTAGAAAATACTTATATTCAGTGAAGGAAAATCTTGCATGCAGTTTATGCGGTGAAAATCATATTGCGACGCTAGAGTTTCACCACAAAGACCCGAGTAATAAGTCTTTCAATATCGGCATATCTACGAATAGGATGTGCGCAGTTAAAACCATAGAAAATGAAATAAGTAAATGTGTTGTTTTATGCGCAAACTGCCACAAAAAACTTCATTGGCAAGAGAAGCAGGGTTAAAGGAATCAAATCGGGAGTAGTTTAATTGGTAGAACGCTGGACTTTGAATTCAGAAGTGACTCGGTTCGAATCCGTCCTCCCGAACCACCTCTTGACGCCCCACCCCTCATCGCCGTAACCTGACCTGCGCCGTTCTGTAAAAGCAGAATGTGGGGTTTGTTTGGCCTCCTAATTAGGAAAAAGGATGAACAAGTGGAGATAGTCGACAACCGTGGTTTGTTGGTCCGCGTGCGTGACCACGACAAAATCACTAAACACATCAAACAAAGCAAGCACGTTGGTACGGATGAAGACGGTGCTGAGAAGGTGCTGGTTAACTGGACGCTGGGCAATACCCGCAAACTGGCCAACCTCGGTTTTAGCAAGACACCTTCCCCGATACTGCGAGACTATGACTGGCCGGGCATCTATAAACCGTATGATCACCAGCGCCAGACAGCCAGCTTTTTAGCCGCGAACAACCGCGCGTTCTGCTTCAGCGAGCAAGGGACGGGAAAGACTGGCGCTGTGATCTGGGCTGCTGACTACCTGATGAGCGTCGGCGACATAAAGCGCGTATTGATTGTAAGTCCGCTTTCCATCATGCACTCGGCGTGGATGACCGACATATTCAAAATTGCCATGCACCGGACGGCGGCTGTTGCACACGGCCCGCAAAAAACACGCAAAAAAATTATCAACGGTGACTACGAATTTGTCATTATCAATTACGATGGCATACCAATTATGGAAGAGGAGTTGCAGGGCAAGTTTGATCTTATCGTGGCTGACGAGGCTAACTTCCTTAAAACCGCTACTACCCGTCGCTGGAAGTCTTTCAACAAAATTCTTAAACCAGAAATGAAGCTCTGGATGTTGACTGGCACCCCCGCCGCGCAGAGCCCGGTCGATGCTTACGGCCTAGCTAAACTTGCCGCTCCGCAGCGCGTACCGCCGTACTTCACTGCGTGGAAAAACCGCGTAATGATCCGCGTTACACAGTTCAAGTGGATACCCGCGCCAGACGCGACAAAGATGGTCAGAGCTGCACTGCAGCCAGCTATCCGCTACACAAAGGCAGACTGCCTAGACTTGCCCCCTGTGACGTATGTTACCCGAGAGATCGACCTGACCGCGCAGCAGAAGAAGTATTACAAACAGCTTAAAAAGCAAATGATGATTGAGGCGGCAGGTGAGAGTATCAGCGCGGTGCATGCAGCGGCAGGACTGAATAAGCTACTCCAGATTAGTAGCGGGGCGGTGTACTCAGATGAGGGCGAGGTCATTCAGTTCGATGCCAAAAACCGGCTGGATGAAGTCTCAGAGGTTGTGCAAGAGGCCGCCAACAAAGTCATCGTTTTCGTGCCGTTTAAACATGCCATCGACATAGTGGCTGACAGACTGCGCAAGGATGGGTTTAGCGCAGAGATTGTTAACGGATCGGTGTCGATGAAAGCGCGGACTAAGATATTCAAGGACTTTCAGGAGAGCGAAGACCCGCAGGTGCTGGTCATCCAGCCACAAAGCGCATCGCATGGTGTGACGCTGACCGCTGCTGACACAATCGTCTGGTTCGGCCCAGTTGCATCAGTTGAAACGTGGCTACAAGCAAATGAGCGTATTAACAGGCCGTCACAAGAAAACAAGATGACTGTGATCAAAATATACGGCTCAGAGGTTGAAAAGAAGGTATATGATGCGCTAGAATCCAAAGAAGCTAACCAAAAGACATTGGTTGCATTGTACGAAAGCGAAATAAAATCCTAGCCCACTCAACAACTTCGGAGACACAATCATGGATACAGGCAAGCTGGTTGCAGCGTATGTCAAACTCCGCGATGCTCGTGCCGAACTCAAGCACAAGTACGAAGAGGAGGATGGCGCGCTGCGCGAGAAGATGGACAAGATTGAGCATGCACTGCTCGAACTCACAAAAGAGCATGGGTTGGACAGCATCAAGACTCCGTATGGTACGGCGTCGCGGACTGTTCGCACCCGCTACTGGGCACCCGACTGGGACTCTTTCACGAAGTTTCTGGATGAGCATGGCAGCTACGATCTGCTTGAGCGTCGCATCCACCAAGGAAACTTCAAACAGTTTCTGGAGAGCAATCCAGACATTCAGCCGCCGGTTAACGCAGACAGCCGGTATTCAATCATGGTAAGGCGAGGTAACAAGTCGTGAGTGATTCAGACTTGGAGCTGTTGACGACTAAGGAGGCTGCACAGTTTTTGCGGCTGTCGCCATCAGCGATCCACAAGCTCCGTAAGGAGGGCGAACTACCGTTCGTCCAGTTAGGCAAGAAGGTGTTCTTTAAGAAGGAATCCCTTGTTGAGTATGTAAACGACCAAATGCGTGTATACGAGTAAGGAGACCAGCAATGGCTAACGAGATTGGAATGTTTGAAGGCGCGGCTAATGTTCCCGCCCACCTGCAAAGCGGAGAACTTTCGGAGACTGCCAAGGCACTTGGTGCTGGCGGTGGTGGTCTGAAGTGGATCAGCATTAAGGGCGGCGTGTTCCGCATGATGGTTGGCAATCAGGAGGTTGCCACAAACGAAGACCGCTCGATGAAGATGGTGGTTGTCGCCTCAGCACCGGGATATGCACGGACCTACTACGCTGACTCTTATAAAGAGGGCGTCAAGGCACTGCCCGCTTGCTGGTCTGACGATGGCAACGCACCGTCTAAGAACGTGCCTGAGCCGCAGTCCAACCTGTGTGCCTCTTGCCCGCAGAATGTCAAAGGCTCCGGGGCCAGTGGCGGTCGCGCCTGCCGATACTCCGCCCGTCTTGCTGTGGTGCTGGAGGGTGACATGAGCGGTGATGTTTACGGGCTGAATATCCCGGCGACCTCGATCTTCGGTGACGCTGACAGTGAGCAGTACCTCTCGCTTCAGGAGTATGTGAAAAAGCTGGCTGGCTTTGGCTACGATGTGGTCAAGGTTGTCACTGAGATGAAGTTCGACACTAAGTCGCCGGTGCCTAAGCTTATGTTTCGCGCTGTTCGCCCCCTTGATGAGAATGAGTGGGAGAAGGTTAAGAAGCAGTCAGATAGTCAGGAGGCAAAAACCCATACGGGTGAGCGTAAGTTCGAGCGCAACGACGAAGAAGATCAGGCACAGCCTGTAGCCCCGCCCAAGCCCAAGACCGCCAAGAAAGCGCCTGCTAAGCAGGAAGCAGATGATGAGGCGGAACAGGTCGAGGAGCCCAAGAAGGTATCCAAGAAAAAGGAGCCGAAGCCTGAGACTGATGACATCGCAGACATTCTGGATGAGTGGGGCGATGAGGAAGACTGATGTTGTACGGACATTTGACGTACAGGGATTTGCAGCTTCTTTTGCAAGAAGCGCTACGTCATAACCAAGGCGACGTTGTAGAGATTGACCGAGATTTGGCAGAGCAGCTTGTCTCGTCGATAGAAACATTGGTAGCTTTGAAAGACGTAGCGGCGAAGACCAGTGATGGTCCTCGTCGGCATGAACATCAGTTGGACTTGTTTTAGTTGCCAGATAGGGGGCAGCGATGCTGCCCCCTCTACAACAACGCCGGAAGCATCGAATGAAAGCACTACAAGATTTTCTCGATGCTGTCCTTCCTGACGCGGGAATCTATTGCGTTGTTGGCATCCACACCAGCGGCAAGGTCGGGCAACAGTTCGTCGAGACAAAAGACGACGTTGTGGAGAGAGCCGGAGACCTCGTTGAGCAGGAAGTCAACGCGTACTTTGCAGTAGCATCGTTCAGAGAAGACAGCGAAAAAAGAACGCAAGACAATACACTTCAGATGAAATCTTTTTGGCTCGACCTCGACTGCGGGCCGGGCAAGGAGTACGCCACACAAGAAGACGCAACTGCTGCACTGCTTGAAGATTTTTTGCCAAACTCCGGGCTACCAAGTCCGCTTCTGGTCAGTTCTGGTAACGGAGTGCATGTTTACTGGCCACTTCACGAGGGCATAGACAGCGAAGACTGGCTGCGCATCGCAAGCAAGCTGAAGGCCGCATGTCGTTTACTCGGACTTGAGGCAGACCCTGCAGTCACAGCGGACTCTGCGCGCATACTGCGCGTGCCGACCACGGTCAACTTCAAAGACCCTGAGAATCCTAAGACAGTGCATGTCATGGGGGATCAGTATGAGGTCACAACCGCTGATGACATTGAAGAGAACCTCGACGCGCTTGACCTGCCGCACGAGGAGCCACTCTCAAAGCGCGAGCATGGCGAGCTTAGCGAGACTGCCAAGGCACTGATCGGCGCTCGCACTTCAAAGTTCAAGAAGATTGTGCGTCGCAGCCTTAAAGAGAGCGGCTGTAACGCGATCAAGCACATTGTGACTAACCAAGATGGGCTAGAGGAGCCGTTGTGGCGTGCCGGTCTGTCTATCGCATGGGCGTGCGAGGACGCGGATGAAGCCATCCACCTCATGTCCAAGAAGCACTCAGGCTATGATCCGCAGGCCACGCTAGAAAAGGCCAAGCAGACAAAAGGCCCATACACCTGCGAGACGATTGGCGAGTTGATGCCCAGCCTGTGTGAAGGCTGTCCGCACAAAGGCAAGATCAGCAGCCCGATTCAGCTTGGCAGCGAAGTCAAGCGCGATGAGTCTGGCATGTTTCTGTTTAACGAGCAGCCGGATGCTGACCCTGAGCCCGAAGAGACGCCAGAGAAGCCGCAGAAGGATCAGTCTGTGCAGGGCTTCCGCCCACCCTTTCCATACTTCCGTGCTGAAGGCGGTGGTGTGTACAGGCAGGAGGGCAGTGGCGATGAGGCGCAGGAGATCAAGGTCTACGAGTACGATCTGTACCCCATAAAGCGGGTGTTTGATCCAAACGATGGCGAGTCTATTGTATTCCGCCTGCACCTCCCCCAAGACGGGGTTAAAGAGTTTACCGTCCCGCTCAAGCGGTTAATGGCGGGGGATCAGTTTAGAGAGATTTTCGGCGGCGAGGGTGTGGCCGCCACACAAGGACAGATGAAAGAGATCATGAACTACACAATTAAATTCACCAAGGAGCTGCAGAAGCTACAGCAGGCGCACGAGGCCCAGCTTCAGTTTGGCTGGACGATAGACCGCGAGAAATTCATTGTCGGAAACCGTGCGTACACCCGCGACGGCAGCTACGAGCATAACCCCTCATCCAGCACGACGGCTGACCTAATTAGGCACTTTGAGCCGCAGGGGGAGCTGCGCGAGTGGCGAGCTGCCTTTAACGTCTTTGCCCGTGAAGGTATGGAGGCGCTTCAGTTGACCGCTGGTGCAGGTTTCGCCGCGCCGCTTATGCCGTTTACTGGGCTGTCAGGTGCAACTATCAACCTGATAAGCAACGAGTCAGGCACGGGTAAATCTACAGCGGGCTATCTAGCCATGAGCATATTCGGTGACCCCAAGGGCACGTCGCTTATCGCTGAAGACACGCACCTTGCCAAGATGCACCGCATCGGCGTGATGAACAATCTGCCTGTAATGTCAGATGAGATGACAAACCTCGCGCCTGATCTACTCTCAAACATGATCTACGCTGTCTCTCAGGGCCGTGCTCGGCACCGTATGGAGCGCGATGTTAACCGAGAGCGCAAGAACATCAGCTCGTGGAAGACGATCCTGCTGACCAACTCCAATGCGTCGATGATGAGCAAGCTGGCTAAGGCCAAGGCTCGGCCTGACGGCGAGATGATGCGGCTGCTGGAGATGCACGTTAACCGGGTTTACGTCGAAGACGCGGACATTCTGTTTGACAAGATCAACGACCACTTTGGCATTGCCGGTGAAATATATATCCCGTGGCTGGTGAAGCACCGCGATGACATTCCCAAGCTGTATGACAAGCAAAAGCAGATTATCTACAGCAAGATTGGCAAGCGCATGGAAGAGCGGTTCTGGGTGAGCACCATGGCCGCCAACCTAGTGGGTCTGCGCATCGCACAGAAATTGGGTCTGCACGACTACGACCTAGTGCATCTTGAGCGCTGGGTATGTGACTACATTGTAAGTCTGCGCGGTGAAGTGAAGTCAGAAGTTGTGTTGGCTGACGATCTTGTCGGTGAGTTTCTGATGGACCATTCAAACAGCATTTTGGCTGTTGGCAATCGGATCAATCCTCGCAGCGGTGACAATATCTGGATGCCGTCTCGTTCTGCCAAGCTGGTTGCTCGGTTTGAGCTGGATGAGAACCGCATGTACATCGCCAAGAAGGCATTCCGCGAATACTGCGTCGATAGGCAGTTTACTGAGTCAGAGGCGTTGCGACAGGCAGGTGATGAGGGCTCAAGCTTTCGGTATATCAAGACTGTTAAGAAGCGCATGATGGCTGGCACTGCGATAACTGCACCGGGTGTGGATGCTCATGTCTTTGAGTGCTCGCCCGAAGAGGCCGAGGCTTTGTTTGAGGCGTTGGGCAGCCAGCAGACAGAGAACGAGGACGCGGAGGACTAGGATGTGCTCCGGTGGGACTTCCATGCGGTGCTCGGCGGCATGCGGGCTGGCGACAGTTTCTTCGTTCCTTGCCTTGCCTGTGAGCGATACCGAAACCAGATAAAAAAACTGGCTAAAGAATACGGCATCGAGGTGCGTTGTATGCAGAGAACAGAGAATTACATCAAGGGTTTACGCACATGGAGAATGCGGTAGAATTCCACTTACAGTGACGTTCGTTTCTCTCCTCCTCCCGACTCGTCACTGGTCTCTGAAGTGGGTTGCCCCCGGTCCGCCGGGGGCTCTTTTTTACTGGTCATAGACAAACCCACGCATCCTCCGAATCTGCCCAGCCAAACGAGCCTGAAACTCTCTTTCGCGGTCAATCCGCTGACGCTTTTCTTCCGATGACAGATCAGAATCTTGGATGTTGCGGATTCTGCGGTTGCTTTTTTCTATTGTGTTTTCTATACGGTTAACCTGCTTGCGGACCTGCAAAAGACGACGACTGTCTTCCCTGATTTCCTCCGCTCGTTCCACATCACCACGGTCGCGAGCCAGATTCAAAGACCCGACAGCCGAGCGAACCTCGTCACGCAGCTTGTAGAAGTCCTGCTTAAAGCCTGTGCCCTGTGTGCGGTTGAAAAGCACCCTAGCCAGTGGCAACTCGGCAAGCTCACGCTGAGTGCGCTGCGTGCCCGTGGCTTTTTCATACATAATGTCAGTCAACGTCAGCGCCGTTGTGCCGAGCGTACCAGAGTAACCTTGCAGTAGATGGTCCGCGATCAGCGGTGACATACCGACGTTGGAGAACAAGCGTGCAATCTGCGAGGTGCTTTCGCGATACTGGTCTTCAATCTGCTTGTACTGCTCACCCATGCCGACAATCGGCGCACCAGTGAAGAAGTTGTAGTTAACTATTGCCTCCAACGAAGGTTTGACGAGCTGCGGCGTAAAGTTGGGCCCGCTAACTGCAGTTAAGAAAGCATCTCGAAGTTCTGTGGTGGCTTTTTCTGAGTCAATATCATCTCGCATCATGCTCATCACCGCAGCTTCGGGGAGTGCCTTGGTGATGAAAGCCAAGTCAGCAGGCATGGCCATCTTGAGCGCCGGTCGATCATCGCCAGTCGGGAACAAGAAATACCGCGTGCGGATATGCGGAGGCTGGTTGATGTACTCTTCATCATCAGCATTCATCAGGGCGTACAGGCCACTCAAAACACTGAGTTTCATCGTTGCGCCCCAGAACACACCGAGCGCCTGCTTCTTCTCGGCTTGGCTCAAACCACGCCCGACCATCGACTTGCCAAGCACGTTCATGCCCTGTGCATAGGCGTTCATGAAAGGAATGATTTGCCGCAAAACGGACGCTACCTGACTGGTGCCCCGGCGGTTGAAGTTGATGATTTCAGATGCACGCCAGAACGCCAGCGTCGGGTCGTTAGTGTCCGCCAAAGTCTGGTCATACACCGCTTTGCGCTGCGCCAAGTCAGATGCTTCTGCGTTGCGCTCACCCCAGCGAACAATCTTCCCAAAAAACCCAACGTCTGTGCCTAGAGCTTCAGCTTCGGCGGACTCTCTTGCCTGTTCAGGCATGTAGTCATACTGACCAACAATGCCGTAGCGATTGAGGTTTTCTTCACCAAATGTCCCTCGGCGCAAGTCCTGCCTGATTCTCCACCAGCTTGTCGCAACTCGGGAGCCACCCCGAGCACCGTTTTTAAGGCCGCCGAATGCATAGACACGGAACGTATCCTGCTGCAGCTGGCTGAGGATGAAGTCAGGCGACAAGGTGATGCCTTTACGCAGAAAGTTGGCAAACGCAGAAAACGGGCGAAGCATCGGCACATTGGCCGATTCAGTGCCTCGCCAAGCATAAGCGTCCAGCGGGTCGTGCGGGACTGCAAACTTGAGTTTGCCGTTTTCTTTCCACGAAATTGAGTGCGGTCGGTCGGCTTTAGGAACCTGCAGCGGGGAGTCGTACTCCGCCTTAATCCCGGTGCCGGGGCTATTTGCCTCTACTTCTCGCAGTCCTCTCGCCATCTCTCGGGCAGCATGGTTGCGAACCGCAGCCTGAGTCATCCACATGGAGAGCTTGGCCATGTTGTCGATGACGTTTGTCACTTCTCGCGGCGACCCGCGCAGGCGCTTTATCTCACCAATGCGCATCAGGCCGGTTGTATGCACTTCATACCCGCTTGCGTTATTAGGGTCTGCGTCGTCCAGCAGGCGGTTAAACGGCACGTAGGCCGCGTTGTCTTTCAGGTCTTGAGCATACTCACGCGAGACCACACCCGTCTCGACCATGGTGTCGATCTGGCCATTCTTAAACTGCGTGAACATATCAAACGCGTTCTTGAGCTCCGGGTACTGATCAAACAGCTTCACCAGTTCTCTGTTTTCACGCCGCCGATCAGCAATCTGCTGGCCATCCATGCTTGGGTAGAGGTCAACAATCCCTTCCTCGATCTTGGCAGCTTCTTTCTGCCTTCCTCGGGCACGCTGCGCATCGGCCTTTTGTTGAAGCTCGTCGTTGCTCCTGTCAATCTCCAGCTCGCGCTGGGCAACAGTTGCGGCTTGGAACCTATTAACAGCGTTTGTGTGACCGATCCGGTTGCCTAGCTTGCCAACCTCAGCATTAACGTCAGTCAGAGACGGTGAGTCTTCTTCCCTTCGAGCCTCGAAAAGACCAGTCTTTTTGTTCAGCACAAGCTTGCCAGCGCGGAGCACAGCAGCAGCCATACCTTCCGAGCGTAGGGACTGAACATACGAGACCATCGGGTTAATCAGGCCATCGGCACCGTCACGCACGCCGTTGTTGTACAGCCGCATAATCTTGTCTTCGACCGTCGCAGCTGCGTCTACCATGCGAACGCGGAACTTATCTCTAAGCCTCCACTGGCCAGAGATTATTTCTTTAACGTCCTTGGCAGGGTTACTCTTTTGGCTTTGTGCGGGCGCTCTAGCGCTGGCTAGACCATCAAACCCATCGCCCACAGTCTGAGCGGGCTCCGCACGGCGAGAGAAGACCACCTGATCATAAAAGCTGTCATCCAGCGGTGCGTTTTCAATGTCTTCCTGCGTCGGGTCAGGGACTTCCTTGCGGCCTTCCGCAATGTCGCGGATATGCTGCCCGGCTTCTGCAAGGTCAAATCCACGATAGCCCTTGTCCCACGCACGCTGCATGGTGTGTGAAGCCATAGCTTCAGGCCGCAGGAACGCTCGACTCTTGCGAAGGGCGTTTCGCCCACCGTCTACATGCAGGGCAGCCTCATAAACAAGCTGGTCAAGCAGCACATCAGACGGGTCAATAAACCCAAGCTTAGCAATCGCTGCCCGTACGCGGCGCGTAATGTTATCCCACACCCGACGAATTGCGTTGTCTGACAGGTAGCTGGTTTTAGATTCAGCGATATGAGCGATAACTTCTCGGGTTATCTGGTCGTCGTTAAGCTGAAACTCACCTTGCTGGTTGGTGTACTCGCGACGGATATGGTCGCGGATAGCACGGATGCGCGGGGTGTTAAGTTGCTTAACCTGATTGATAAGGTTGTTAAACCCAGACCGACCCAGCAGCCCCTCCATGCCCGCATGGCCCACAACCTCATGAGCCAGAACTGTTTCAAAGTCAAACTCGGTGACGGCATCGGCAATAATGTACGCCTTACCTTTGTGGTAAAAACCCCGGACGTTCTGCGGAATGTCGAACTCAGATACGTCATCAACGGACTGCACGATCTCCACTTCTACCGTATCCTTGACGCGGTTAATTAGCTTGGAGAACCGCTTATCCAAATCTTGCTTTTTGGATAGCTGCTTATTCACAAACGGGGCGCGGCTGAACACAATATCTGTGTCATCGTCGACGGGGCCAATCTCCTCGTCTACCTGCGCGTCGATTTCTGCCTCAGTCGCTGCACGCGCTGTACCTGCAGCCTGCCGGATGGGCCGCACCTGACGGTCCATGCTGAGCGCCATGCTTGGGTTGGCAGTGAAGAACTCGTAGTCACGCACCTCGTTGTATACGTGCATGATGGCCTTGGCCCGAGCCTGCTCGCCCTGCTGAATTTTCTGCCGGAAGTCTTCAAGCTGCGCGTCGCTCAGTACCCCATCCTGATTGGCTTGGTTGAGCAGCGTATTGACGTTCTGCTCAGTCGGCGCGTTAAACGCACGCTGAAGCGGCGTTGCGATTGGCGGCAGGGTCTCTTCTTCTAGTGCAAGGTCGCTTGGCTCTTCTCGTACATCGTCTCGCTCAGCAGGTACGCTATCGCGGCCCACTCCTCGTTCTTCACGTGACTCAGGCTCGGGGGCGGCTCTGGACTGGTCTCGTTGTCCATCCACATCCACGCTTGGCTCAGTTGGCTGCTCGTCAGCGGCAGGCTCCTGTTCGCCACGTACAGCACGACGGCTGGGTCGTCTGTCTCCAGCTTGTTCAGCGGCTCGTTCGGCGGTGTCAGCAGCTCGTTCTGCATCTTGTGCAGCCTCCGTTGCGGTTTCAGCGGCTTCAAAAAGTTCGCCCTGCACGGGCTCAGGTGTCGGCTCAGGCTCAGGTGTCGGCTCAGGCTCAGGTGTCGGCTCAGGCTCTGGCTGCGCCAGCAAATCGGGCTGCTCCGGCTGTACTTCACCGGCTTGTTCCTGCTCAAGACGGCGCTGCTGGGCACGACGCTGGCTAGACAGGCCCGATTTCAGACGGCCCCACTCTTGTGAGCCAAGCTGATTCCGAGCTTCTTGTTCAACGGCCTGAGTTATTTCAGGGTCATTGATTGCCTGTGCCTCGGTGTACTGCTGGACAAAATCAGACGCAGCGACTTTCTGCTCGGGCTCAAGCTGCGGAGCGCGATCATCGACGTACTGCAT